TCAAAGTGTTTTTCGTAAATAGCTTTTTTATCTTCGTAGTCCTCATCTATTAAGATGCTTATTATGCTACCTATCTCTAAAGATAGTTCGTAATTTTGCGCCTTATTTGCGTCGTCTCTTAAATTGTTTAGTAATATTTTAGTCTGTTTCATAGCTTATATATTTGCACCATTAATTATTGTTTCAATTAATACCGATACCAGTAAAAAAGCGATAAAACCGATAAATAATAATTTTAAAATACTTAGTGTTTTTTTTGTGTTTTTCATAACTGTATATTTAGTGGGTGGCGTTATTGCCTATACAAAGATACACTTTATTTTAGATATACAACACAAATATTTAAAAACTTTACAAAATTACTTTTTTTACGTTTTTTTAAGCTTGTTTACTGGTTTACCTTTGTAGTATCATTTATATGAAATGTACGTGCATACGTCTACAATAATTTAATTTAATATGCAACAAAATAATAAATTTTATTTCTTATTTATTTTCGTTACAAATTACGTGTTAAAATATGCTAATTACTTTTTTATATCAAATGTTTTATGTAGACGCGCACACGACCCCCCCATTATATTAAACATCCCATTATATTAAACACAGGGCATCATATTAAACATCCCATTATATTAAACAAAATAAAAGGGAGACAAAATTAATTGACCCCCTCGTATTAAACATCCCATTATATTAAACGTTTTATCTTATCGTATAAACACCTGAGTTCTTTCCTTGTATTAAATACATCATAGCATACCTAATAGCATCTAAGAAGTGATTAAACTTATCAATAGGTACTTCACCCTTGTCTTTCCATACATAGTTGTTAAGCTCCCTTATAATACCGTGAGAGTTTCTGTCTATTATAAGCTCATAGTCTTGCATAAGTGCAATTCCTGACAATATACTACCCTTCTTCTTTATAGTTGGCTTTATGTTAAGACCCAGTGTTTTAAGTTCGTTAATAAGTCGGGGTTCAGAATTATCTGATATAATTAAATCCATACCACACTCATTTTTGTTCCTTGAGGCTATATCAGATGTCGTTAGATTGGCTGTTCCGTAGATTTCCTTAATCCAAACTTTTCTGGCAGCCTTATCTATAGAAATCTTCACAAGTGTCGTTAAATCGGCTGAAAATCCGTAATCCTGACCATAACAAGTAAGTTCTGTAGGTATAAAGTCTCCTACCCTCCATTTTCTTATGATTGTACCCTCTGCTTTAGCTAACCAACCTCCTAATATCTGATGCTGATATTTGTCAGGTCTCTTCCGTTTCATTTCGTATATCCTACCTAAAAACGAGTTAGATAGATTCTTCTTGTTGTCTTTGTAAGTTGTGTGGACATAAGTTGTATCGTCTTTCTGGGTATTGGACGCAGGTAGTACGTTTTCATTCTGAAAGAACCTTTGATATATCCAGTGCTCCTTAGTTGTTGGATTGAGTATTAGTATAACCCTGTTCTGCTTTATTTGAGAACGTATAGAGAAGTCAATCTTATCAAAGACACTCTCGTCTACCAATTCCTCTGCTTCATCCACTACAAACGTTGTAATACCGTTAAGAGACTTCAATGCTGCTGTTTGATTACCTGAAGAGGTTCTAATACCTTTGAAGATAATAGAGCTACCTGTCTTAAGATTCATTATCTCATCCTTAGTAATTCTAAAGTCTTCGTGAACACCCATCAAGTTAATCTTCTCAATGAACTCAGGGATAATAGAAGTGTGTGCTGATATCATTGTATAACGTGAGAACAATATCTTATGTCCTTTCTCATATGTTAGGTTAAGTAGGAATACATTTATACCAAACGACTTACCACTACCCCTACCACCAGTAACAACAAAATACCTACTCTCGTTCTTGAAAATAGGTATGTACTTTTCGTGTATGTCTATCTTACTACTCATCTTCTTCAGGTGTTACGTCTATTATTTTTTCCTTTATCTTCTTACCCTCTACACTATCTCCAAAGAAGTTTATGATAGGAGCCTGTACTTTAGTTACATTGCCCTCCTTCTCATCTCCATAGGCAAAGTCCAACAGTAGCTTCATATGATTGTAACTACCTTCCTCTGCTTTCTTAGCTAAACTCTCAAAGGCATTGACCTCGCTACCAAACACATTCTTAATAGCTTTCTTAGCATACTGCTTCTTCCTGTCCTTCTTTGCTGTATTCATAGCAGGTTTGTTAGACCTTTCGTTGTCAGGTACAGATAGGTTAGGTATAGACTTCTTTCTTTGATTTCCTTTCCTGCCATCCGTAGGCTTAATTTCTTCTGATTTACTCATACTATGGTAACTTGAATTAAGGTGTTCTGTTTTATCTAATGTAATAACTATGGTCGCTTTGGTGGTCATCAGACCCATTGTAAGCCTCTATGGTGGCATCTATCTCTTCATCTATTAAAGCACTTCCATACTCGTAAACCCATTCTAATTCATCCTCTGACAAAACATATTCTTCGTTACCTTCCCATATATCTACCTCTAAGTACACTGATAGACCATCTAATGTAAGGTTGATGTTTATAAAGTGTAAGTTATTCTCTAAGTATAATGTAACCTCATTTGGTATTGGTCTTGAGGAACAACTTGCCTCTGAATGGAACTGTGGTTCGATAGTCTCTATTAATGCCTGTATAATATCTTTCATATTGTTATGCTAATAAGGTTATAAGAATTAGTGATACGAAGGATAATACAATGTAAATTACAATCATAGTCATAACTAAGTAGACTAAGAACTCTCCGAATAATGTTAGTTGCTTTTTCATAATTTTGTTTTTAATTATGGTGCAATATACATTTTATTCATAAACCGCACCACATATTAACAAAACTTTAACACTTACTCTCTATCATCTAAGTATATCTGAAGAACAGCCAATGCCCTCCAGGCAACCTTTGCCAAGTGCAGTACGCCATCATCATCTACTGGATTTGTCTCGTGGTCTATAAGGTGTCTTATTAAGGCATCCGAATTGTCGTTGCTCTTGCTCTTATCCCAATACAATTTATCGCCTTGATTGTGCTGCTTCTGTCCCGCTAAACTACACTTAGATACTTCCTTTAACGCATCAGGAAAGTAAGCAATACATCCTGAGTACACAGGTATAGACTTTCTGTCCTCTACTTCCTCTTCGTAATGCAAGGCTGAGTTTCCATTCTGCTCCACAATTCTTTGTCTACGCTCTCTCTCTTCTGTCTCTACTTTTTTTAACTCCCCTGTAAAATCTCTTGTAACTTCTAATAATTTCTCTAAACTGTTCATACTATTGCTTTTAAAAGTTGTATTTATAATTATGTCGCTCTACCTCTATTTTTTGATTGGCAAAAGCACTCATCCCATTTATGTGACTATCTGTTGGAACATAGTAATTCCACTTTTTAAATGAAGCTATGTAATAAAAGAAGAAAGCAGCTCTTTTGCCTGTGTTCTTTTCATAGATAACCGTTGCGGTGTGGTCACTTGTGGGTATTATCTCCTGCACCTCGAAGACTTCGTTATTAAAGTTGTTTGTCCTGTCCTTGTTAGAATATCTTTTACACACCTCGTCTGTAAAAAGTTTTAATTCTTTTGCTATTTGCTTGTTCATCTTGTTTCTATTTTTGGTTAAAAAAGTATTTCTCATCTTGTTCTATCGCTTGTTTCCAAGAGTTTACTGTTGGCTTTATTAGCTCAAGCAGTTCCGAATGTCTGTCTATATCTACTTCAGATAAATAAATCTCCAACTTGGTCTTAGTTCTTTCTAAGTTAGAGTAACCATCCAATGAATGATACAGGTCTCTTACAAAGTTAGAGGAGTCATAATAAATATCAAAGTTAGCCAAACTATGTCTAATAGTCACTCTGTCGAAAAAGACACCATCTCTTTCTAATATCAAGTCTGATGAAGCCTGTGTGATAACACCTCTCATTTCCATAAGCTTGTACAACACCGACCTCGCTTCAACGTGTTTCCTATTGCGACTCTTCTCTAAGAAGTCAAACTTACACTTATCTTTTATCTTTTTTACAATCGTATCGTATTCTTTATTCATCATTGTCTTCTTTGTTTAAATTGTTTTGTTCTTTTATCTCGTTTATCTTAACCATTGTCTTAGTAAATGTGTGCGTGTCGTACCAGTCTAAAGCCTTCTTAATACCAGCACAAGCTAAATACAATTCAGACTCCTCGTAGTACTCTAAGGTCTCTTCAAGTATTTCTTTAGGTAAGCCATCCTGAATCTCAAGCAAGGCATTGCCAAAATACATTTCTATAATATACCTATCTTCTTCTGATTTGCTCATAGCAGTCTGTTTTTAGTTTTAGTAGCGACTTAGCCTCATTAAACATTTCCTTAGCATTGTCTCCGTGAATTTCCTTATACAGCCTGTAAGTTCTGTTTAGTAAAGAATACTCGCTCTTAGAGTCTTTAAACGTCTTCATAGTATAAGACTTACCAAACCCCTTGCAGTAGTTTATATTGTCCGCAGTGTCTCCTATAATCATCTGTGAGTAGAAGTTGTGCAACGCATCTGATTGAGTTATCTTAGTAAGCTCTCTTCGCTTGTAGTGGTAGTCAAAAAACCAACAAGGAAACTGTTTGTAATCCTTATCTAAGGACATTATAATTACAGAGTCCACACCATTCTTTTCTACTTCTTCTGCCCATAACGTAGCTACAACATCGTCTGTCTCCACGCCATCTCCATAAACAGAATCGTAAGACTCCTTAACTATGTCGTGTAGCTCTGCCAAT